TAGTTTACTTTTACTGCATTTTGTGATATAATATATAATTATGTTTGGAGTTATATGATGATTGATTTGAAATCTATCCACGAAATGTGGGCAAAAGACTGCGTTATTGATTCGAATGAACTCGATAAATCTTCTCGAGAACAACCAATCTTACATGCAAAATACCTCGAGCTTCTTTCAACGTATAAACTACATATGAAGCGAGCTGAGTTCCAGCAGAAAACCCTATTAAAACAGAAATGGCTATACTATAATGGTAAGATGGATCATGAAACCTTACAGGAACTTGGTTGGGAGGCTGATCCTTTTAACGGTCTTAAAATACTTAAAGGTGAGTTGGATTATTATTATGATAGCGATCCTGAAATTCAGAAATCTGAAGAGAAAATACAATATTATAAGACTGTTATAGATACTTTAACAGACATTATAAACAATATTAATTGGCGACATCAAACGATCTCAAACATAATTAAATGGAAACAATTCGAGTCAGGAAACTAAATCACGCTAATCTACACATTCAATGTGACAGTGGCACTGCACAAGAACTGAATGAGTTTTTTTCGTTCTATGTTCCTGGATATAAGTACATGCCTGCATTTCGTAATCGAATGTGGGATGGAAAGATTCGATTGTTTACAGTTATGTCAGGTGAATTACCCGCAGGACTTTATCCACATCTTCTACAATTTGCAGAACAAAGAGACTATCTTATTAAGGTAGATGATTCTCCGTATGGTCGTGTAGATGACTATAATAAAGTAGATGTGAAAGAACTCTATAATTTTATCTCAGATCTCGGTATGCCATATATTATTCGGGATTATCAGTTTGATGCAGTATCGACTGGTATTCATCGAAAACGCGGTGTTCTGCTATCTCCCACGGGATCTGGTAAATCTCTTATCATCTATGCTCTGACTCGTTGGTATCTCGATAACTGTGATAAGATGGTACTCGTGATTGTACCAACTACATCTCTCGTAGAACAGATGTATGGCGATTTTAAAGATTATGGATATGATGTAGAGAATGAAGTACATCGTATCTATTCCGGTAAGGATAAGAATACTCCAAAGAGAATAGTAATTTCTACATGGCAGTCAATCTATAAACTACCAAGACAATGGTTTCATCATTTCGGTATGGTGATTGGCGATGAATGTCATGGATTTAAATCAAAATCATTGATGTCAATTATGAACAAAGCATCTGAAGCTGAATACAGATTCGGAACAACAGGTACATTAGATGGAGCTCAAACACATGAACTCGTACTCCAAGGTTTATTCGGTAAAATATATCGAGTCACCACTACAAAAACATTACAAGACAACGATACACTTGCACAGTTACGGATTAAGAGAATTGTCTTACAGTACGATCAACAAGTACGTAGAGAATTTGGTAAAAGAACTTACCAAGAAGAAATAGACTTTATTGTAAGTAATGAATATAGAAATAAATTTATTCGTAACCTTGCATTAGATTTAACGGGTAACACTCTTATTCTCTATAATTATGTAGAAAAACATGGGAAGCCTATATTTGACCTTATAGATAGTAAGGTAGATGAAAACAGAAAGGTATTCTTTGTGTCAGGAGATGTGAGTGCTACAGATCGAGAAGCAATTCGTAGTATTGTAGAAAAACAAAAAGATGCTATTGTTGTTGCATCACTCGGTACATTTAGTACAGGAATAAATATTAAGAACCTACATAATATTATCTTTGCCTCACCTAGTAAGTCTCAGATTCGTGTATTGCAAAGTATAGGTAGAGGTTTAAGAAAATCAGATGATGGTAGTACTACTACACTCTACGATATATCTGATGATATTAGTTGGCAAAATAGAAAAAACTATTCATTACTGCATTCATTTGAAAGGCTTAAAATGTACCAAAAAGAACAATTCGAGTATAATACTGTGCAATTGGATATTAAGTCATGACTGGCGAATTTAAACAATTTAAACTTACAAATGGCGAAGAAATGATTTGCGAATTGGTTTCAGTAGATTCTGAAGGTGAATCGACTGCAGATGTTATTGTAAGAAGAGCAATGAAAATTGTAGTCACAGATGATATGGAAAATAATATTCGTTTTTATACATTAAAACCTTGGATGTCATTTATTGATGATACACTTGACCTAGTTGCATTAAACTCAGTTCATATTGTTGGAGAAGCAACACCGTCACCGACAGTTATGAGACATTATGCTGCGGCATTGGCTGATGTTGATAAATATAATAAAGTAAAAGATATTGGTCTTACTTTTCAAGAAATTGAAGAAAAAATGAAAGAACTTTCAGAAGAAGAGATGGATGCATTTTTACAACAAAAGTTTGATGAATTAGATTCGAATATGAAAAATAGTGGAAATGATTCGGGGGATACTAGTAACATTATAAAATTTACTCCGAAAGGGACAATGCATTGAGTTTTTTGGTACACCCTTTACCTCCTCAGCATGTATACGTTAGAAAAGAATATCTCTATGACCTTGAAGAGGGACATGGCGAATACACTCCAGGAATTTGGATCTCAGTAAAATCAACTCAGTATAAGGCGCTTTACTTTGAAACACTTCTCACTGAATACGGTGCGCTCTATGATAAGCTTCCTTTGTCAGCCTTCGTTTGGAAGAGACCTCACGGTGACCTTCCTCTTGATGTGCTTCAGCTTTGGGATTGCTTTGATTATGATCTCACCGTAATAGAAAAACCAATACTAAGTCGGTGTGAATTTTTCGGCAAAGATCGGAATATGCACCCAGGTGAGTATCTCTTCACAATCGATAATGCACATCCAGACAAATCTCGTATAGACATAAACTTCAGTGAACATGACCCTGAGCATAAAAGCTTTAATATCATTCAATTGGATAATGGACAATTTGCTGCTCAACCTAACAATAGAGTAATTTGGAAAGACGCAAGTTTAACACCTGCTGATCTTAAACAACCTGATTTTAAAGTATGTACTCAAAACTATCGAGTAGAGACCGAACCTAAATGGTCAGTCGGACATACAGATGAATGGCAATACAAGACCCTTGACGGGAAATGAGTACTACTGCCTCCCGGAAAACTTTATAGTTTATTATAACATGTTTGGCAGAAAAGTACACACTTAAATTTTCCTCTAAAAATAAAATTATACTATGTACATATGTGATTGACTAGTATATAATAAACTATAATATGAAAGGAAGCGATATGGCAAGAACTAAACGCGCTAGTATACATTACGTAAATAATGCGGAATTCTCACAGGCTGTTGTCGACTATGTTACAACAGTACAAGAAGCCAAGAAAAACGAACAACAACTTCCCATAGTACCTGACTATATTGCCAGCTGTTTCTTACGAATTGCTGAGGGTTTGTCTCACAAATCCAATTTTATTCGCTACACATATCGCGAAGAGATGGTCATGGATGCAGTTGAAAATTGTCTTAAGGCTATTGAGAACTATAATCTTGAAGCAGCAACAAGAACAGGAAAACCGAATGCTTTTGCTTATTTCACTCAAATTACTTGGTACGCATTTCTACGGAGAATTGCAAAAGAAAAGAAGCAACAAGACATTAAATTAAAATATCTATCGAAGGCAGATATATCTGTTTTTCTTGACAATGAATTTGGCGATGATATGTCTCAACAGGTTGTTGGTGCATTTGTTGATACACTTCGTGATCGTATTGAAAAGGTAAGATATGTAGATACTGAAGTCAAGGAATTGGCGAAAGAAGAAAAGCAAAAACGTAAACGTAGTGTAAAAGCTGATTCAGATTTATCGGAGTTTCTACAGTGAAGGTAGCAGTTCTCAATGACACGCATTGTGGTATACGTAACTCTTCCGAAATATTTCTCAACAACTCGGCAGATTTTTATTCGAAAGTCTTTTTTCCTTACTGTCAGGAAAACGGGATCGAGCAAATCCTACACCTCGGGGATTATTACGACCACAGAAAATTCGTTAACTTTAAAGCATTAAATCATAATCGTAAACATTTTCTGGATCCTCTTCGCCAGCTTGGTATGAAGATGGATATTATTCCAGGAAATCATGACACATACTATAAGAATACAAATGATCTCAATTCACTCAAAGAATGTCTCGGTCATTTTATGAACGAAATCCATATTGTAATGGAACCTCGTGTAATGGAATATGGTTCATTAAAGATTGCACTTCTCCCTTGGATCAATCCTGAAAACTATGAGTCATCGATGAAGTTCATTCGAGAGTGTAAAGCTGATTGGCTCGGCGGTCACCTCGAATTGAACGGATTCGAACTCATGCGAGGTGTCAAGAATACTCATGGCATGGATCATAAAGTGTTTGAGAAATTTGAACTCGTCATGACGGGCCATTTCCACGTGGGTTCTCGACAGGATAATGTATGGTATCTTGGTTCTCAATTAGAGTTTTTCTGGTCAGATGCACATGATCCAAAATATTTTCATGTCATCGATACTGAAACTCGCGAAGTAGAAAAAATTAGAAATCCCTACACTTTATTTGAAAAAATTGTGTACAATGACGAGAAAATAGATTATAATAACTATAATGTCGAAAACTTAGATGGCAAACTTGTCAAGGTTGTCGTTGTAAATAAGTCAGATATTTTTACTTTTGATCGGTTCATTGATCGTATTCAGGCAAGGAATATTCATGAACTAAAAATTGCTGAGAACTTTCAAGAATTTCTTGGTGAAAATATTGAAGATGAGAAGATTAATTTTGATGATACTCATGAGATCGTTGACAGCTATATTGATGCTGTTGATACAGATCTTGATAAAGACAAGATTAAGATTCAAGTACGTGAACTCATGACCGAAGCACAGGCTCTGGAATTTGCATGATTATATTTAAAACTCTTCGTTATAAGAATTTCCTATCGTCTGGAAATACCTTTACCGAAATCCAATTGAATAACAGTAAGACCACTCTTGTAGTCGGTCAAAACGGTGCTGGTAAGTCTACCATGCTCGATGCTCTTTCCTTTGGCCTATTTGGTAAAGCACACAGAAATATTAATAAGATGCAACTTATAAACTCAATCAATAACAAAGGCTGTTTGGTTGAGGTAGAATTTGCTATTGGTGGTAATCAATTTAAGGTATGTCGCGGCATCAAACCGGGTATCTTTGAAATTTGGAAAAATGGTACGATGATTAATCAGTCGTCTCATGCCAAAGAATATCAAAAGATTCTCGAACAGAATATCTTGAAGTTAAATCATAAGTCATTCCACCAGGTAGTCGTACTTGGTAGCTCCTCATTTATTCCATTTATGCAGCTACCTGGTGGGCACAGAAGAGAAGTGATCGAAGATCTACTCGATATTAATGTATTCTCTAAGATGAATATTCTCTTGAAAGAAAGAAACACCCTTTTAAAAGAGAAGATTGGTAATATTAATTACGACATTGATATCGTAAAGACAAAAATTGACGGACAAAGAAAATACATTCGTGATGTGAATGATTTAATCGGTCAAAATATTTCAAAGAAGAAAGAAGACATCGCCAAATATCAATCTGAGATTACAGAATTACAGCAAAAAAATACAACACTTTCTGCATTTGTAGAATCAAAGCAAAGTCCAATTGAAAATGAGCTCAATACTCTTAATAATAAGAAACAAGCTCTTATACAGTATACTGCACAATTTAAGCAACAGATGACTACGGTGGCAAAAGATGCAAAATTCTATGAAATTAATGAGGAATGCCCAACATGTTCCCAAGATATTAGTCCTGAACTTAGAGAAGAAAAACTCACGTTTGCCAAAGGCAAAGCAAAAGAACTTAAATCAGCGATGGATAGGGCGGCTATCGAGTCAACTGCTATTGAGCAGAGTATTGAACGGGCAAATGATTCATTTTCCGAAATCAGAGAAAAGCAATCGGAAATTCATTCTAATAATCAAACGATCAATCGGTTACAGACACACATTCAGTCTCTTGAAAGCGATTTAGCAGGTCCGGAATCAGCCGATTTGGAACAAGCAAAGGTAGATCTATCTGAATTTGAAGAGAGTAAATCAAATTTTCTAGAACAGAAGATGAAGTACTCAGAAGAATTTAGCTATAACTCTGTTATTGTAGAGATGTTAAAGGATACTGGTATTAAGACTAAGATCATCAAACAGTATCTACCGGTAATGAATAAACTTGTAAATCAGTATTTACAAATATTAGATTTCTTTGTTCACTTTCACCTTGACGAATCATTTCAAGAGGTTATTCGTTCTCGTCATAGAGATGAATTTACCTATGACTCGTTTAGTGAGGGTGAGAAACAAAGAATTGACTTGGCTCTTCTCTTTACATGGAGACAGGTCGCTAAGATGAAGAACTCGGTAGCAACCAATCTTCTTCTACTTGACGAGACATTTGATTCATCACTTGACCATGATGGTGTGGAAAATCTACTTAAGATTCTCTATACACTTGGTGATGATACAAACGTGTTTGTCATTTCTCATAAGGGTGAAATTCTAGATGGTAAGTTCAATAATAAACTTGAATTTGTAAAAGAAAAGAACTTTAGTAAGATGAAAAGTAGTGTACAAGCTAACGAACTTGTGTTATAATATACTTATCTTTTGGAGGATACATAATGGAACTAAATGACAACACTTTAACTGTCCTGAAGAATTTTTCGGGTATTAACCCGAATATGTTAATTCGACAGGGCAATACAATTAAAACAATTTCGGAAGCTCGTAACGTATTGGCTACTGCTATAGTTGCAGAAGAGTTTCCGCAGGACTTTGGCATCTATGATCTCAATGAGTTTATTGGTGTACTCGGTCTTGTAGATACTCCTCGGTTAAAATTTGCCGAAGAGTATGTAACGATCGGTGATTCTACCGGTCGGTCAAAGATTAAATACTTCTTCTCACCAGAAGAAACTTTGACAATTCCTCAGAAAGACATTAACATGCCGGAAACGGAAGTTAAGTTTACCCTAACTAATGATACACTCAACAGGATTAAGAGAGCCGCATCCACTCTTGGTCATGATGAAGTGTCTATCACTGGCAAGGATGGAGTAATTAGTCTTTCTGTTGTAGACAGCCAGAACTCAACATCAAATGCTTTCTCGATCGACATTGATGGTGAGTACCCGCCTGAAGCAAACTTTAACTTTGTATTGGGTATCTCAAATCTTCGGATCATTACAGGTGATTATGATGTAGAGATCTCGAGTAAGTTAATTTCTTGCTTTAAGCATAAAGAACTTAACGTTAAGTATTGGATTGCACTTGAAAAAACATCTTCGTACGGAGTATAAAATGACTGAACCAGATAAGTATGACCACCTTTTGACTATTTCAAACCAAGTTGCCCGCTCATGTGTTGCTGTTGTAGATGCTATGACTCAGCGTGGAGCATTTAAAGGTGAAGAACTCTCAACCATCGGTAAATTGCGTGATGATGCAATTCAAATCATTCAGGTTGTAGAAAACATTCAACAAGAAAAGGCAATGGAGGAAGAATAAGATATTTACTTTCCTATGAATATGTGATATAATTATTTTTTGTTATGAGGATTGTAAATGTCTAATGATTTTCTTTGGGTGGAGAAATACCGTCCCCGCTCCATTGCTAATACCGTCTTACCAGATGGTTTAAAAAATACCTTCCAAAAGATGGTGGATACCGGTGAATTGCCTAATATGCTTTTCACCGGTACTGCCGGTCTTGGCAAGACAACTGTAGCTCGAGCTCTATGTACTGAACTTGATCTCGACTATATAGTTATTAATGGTTCTGAAGAAGGCAATATCGATACTCTTCGGACTAAGATTAAACAGTTTGCTTCTACTGTTTCTCTACAAGGTGGATATAAAGTTGTAATCCTCGATGAGGCAGACTATCTTAATCCACAATCGACTCAACCGGCTCTTCGCGGATTTATTGAAGAGTTTGCAAATAATTGTCGATTTATTCTTACATGCAACTTTAAGAATCGTATTATCGAACCACTTCATTCTCGCTGTGGCGTTTATGAATTTAATACGACTAAAAAAGATATGGTTGGGCTATGCGGCCAATTTATGGATCGCGCAGCAGATATTTTATATAAAGAAAAAGTATCGTTTGACAGTAAAATTCTAGCAGATCTGATTATGAAATTTGCTCCTGATTGGAGAAGAATACTCAATGAACTACAGCGATATAGTATTGGTTCAAATACTATAGATAATGGTATACTCGTCAATCTTTCGGATAGAAATTATGATGACCTTTTTAATCATTTAAAGGTTAAAGATTTCAAGAAGATGAGATCATGGGTAGTAAATAATATCGATACAGATGCATCTGCAATATTTAGAGCTATATATGATCGTATGAATAACAAAGTACAATCTCATTCAATTCCGCAACTAGTTCTCATCTTAGCTGACTACCAATATAAAAACGCATTCGTAGCCGATCATGAACTTAATGTAGTCGCTTGTCTTACGGAGGTTATGGCTAATGTCAAATTTGACTAATTTTATTGAAGAATATACTATTTCAGATTCTATTTGTAATGAATTTTTAGATTACTATCATGCTAATAAAGATAAACAGTATGCAGCAGAATCTCCGGATAAATTGATAAGTGCTACTTATCTTACAATTGAACCTCAAGATTATAAAATATTTGATAATTTTTTTAGCATTCTCGTTAAAAAAATTGATGGCTATATTGAAAAATATGTTCTTTCTAAACAAGAAAATTGTGAATCCTTTGGAAGTTGGGCTTTAAATGAACCTTTTAATATTCAATATTATGCACCTGGACAAGGTTACGGCGCACCACATTGTGAAAGAATGAATTTTGAAGATGGCCCTCGTTTTTTGGTTTGGATGTTATATTTAAGTAATACTCCTAAGGCTGGTACAAAATGGATTCATCAAGACTATACAACCGAGTGCAAAAAGGGTTCGTTAGTTCTTTGGCCTTCAGACCTTACACACTTACATGTAGGAATTCCATCAATGAATGATGATAAATATATTGCTACAGGTTGGGTTAGCATGATTCCTACACCAGGTCATGAAAATTGGATGGATGACTAATGACTATCAACTTAGTACTCTATACAAAGACTGAGTGTGTTTTTTGTGAAGTAATGAAAACAAAACTTAAAGACTGGGGATATTATTATAATGAAGTAAATCTTGATAAAATGCCAGAAAATAAACAATTTATGAAACAACAAGGGCATAAGACTGTGCCACAGCTTTATTGGAATAATATCCATTTAAATAAGGTAAACACAAATGACTTTACTAAAAATCATCTAGAAGAAGCATTAAACTTAGATGATTATGCTGGAGGAGTAGAATATTGGGGATCATAAAATTTTTAAAATCTGATCCTCATAATGAATTATCAGATTTCGAAGTGCGAAAAGAAATAACTACACTTCTTATAACTTTTATTATTACTTTTTTTGCTGGACTGCTTACTAATTTTTCAGGAACTATGATCATAGGTTTAGTCACTTATTGTTTCTTTAGATATATGCAAAGACCGTGGAGCGACTAATGAATCCGTTTGATTATTTGAATGCAATTAATGATACCAAAAAAGATATCATGATTGACGATATCGCAGAGAAAAGTTATAACTCTTTTATGGTCAATCGTGGTTTATCATACTTTAATGATACAGTTATTTTTGCTAATGAAATGAATAGACTCCATCATCTAGACAATCGTCTACAATTTGACTTTTATATAAATATAATACGAAAGCGGAAAAGGTTTTCCAAATGGATAAAACCTGATATCGCAAGTGACGTGGAAGTTGTTAAGGAATATTATGGCTATAGTAATGAAAAAGCTCGCCAGGCCTTAACCCTTCTTACACTTGAACAAATTAATGAATTGAAGAAGAAGGTTTATAAAGGTGGAAGAAAATAATAACATTGTCGAATGGACACCAGCTTCAATGCTGGAAATAACATTGAACGAGCCTGATGATTTTCTCAAGGTTAGAGAAACCCTCACAAGAATTGGCGTAGCATCTCGTAAAGATAAAAAGCTATTCCAGTCATGTCATATTCTACACAAACAAGGTAGATATTTCATTGTACATTTTAAAGAACTTTTTCTACTTGATGGTAAAAAATCAAATTTAGAAGAAAATGATATTGCTCGTAGAAATACTATTGCGCAACTTATGTCTGATTGGGGACTTATTTCTATTGAATCTAGTCTTAAAGTTGAATCTTTGGCGCCAATGAGACAAATTAAAATTATTCCTTATAAGGAAAAAAATGATTGGGAATTGTGTCCCAAATATAATATTGGAAATAAAAAGTGAAAAACGATATAGTATTTTTTAACAGTATGCCAGGGGTGGCTACAGCTTATCCTATCGTAAAATCTGGCGAAATTGATTTTAAGTGGGTTGATAAGGTAAGAGCTAGTTACAAGCATTACATTCAAAATCCGCAATTTAATGAAAAAACTAATGTTAATAAACACACTCATATTAGAAGATGCCCAGGTATATTTGAGATACTTGAAGCCGGATATATTGTAAGATTACCATATGATATAAATGTATATGCTGACAGATCAAATCAAGAGCTTCATCACACTCTGCCTCAGCCGGCTTTTGCACAAGTTTTAGATGTTTCTTCTATAGTTCATCCAAATCACGGTATACCCGGAATTGAAAAACTAAATATTAAAATTGCAACTGGATGGGAAGTCTTATCTCCTGTTAAATTCTTAATTATACCAATTCCATATCCTGACGGCACACCGCCGATCGAATCAAGTATTGGAATATTAGATCCATCTTTTTCATCTGAAATTAATTTGCAAGGATGGTGGAACGCTGAAGGAGAGGTATTGTTGCCAGCGGGCATGCCTCTCATGCAGCTTATTCCTCTTACTGAAAGAAATATGAATTTAATTTGTAGGGAAGCAACTGTTTCAGATATTAGATGGGTTAATACCAAAAAGTATTTGCAGCAGCACACATTTTCTTCACCTACAGCAAAAAAAGTAATACAAAAAGTATATCAACACTTTTGTTTGTGATATATATAGATTAGAGATGCCGGTAGTCGGGTCTCATTTTTAACCTTGCATAAGTCATGGAGGTACATATGACTGGAACATTCGCATTTCCGCGAAACGCATTTCTTGGTTTCGACCACATCTTTGATCAGCTTGAGAATATTCACAAGCATTCAAAAGATACTTATCCACCACATAACGTAGTAAAAGAGGATGAACTTAAGTATTCTTTAGAACTCGCTGTGGCTGGATTCAAAGAAGAACATATCGATATCGAAGTAAAAGACCATGTCCTTTACATCAAAGGTGATCGTCCTCAAAGGCGTGAACAAGATAAGTATGTTCACAAAGGTATTAGTGCTCGAAATTGGAATAAGTCATTTAGACTGTCGGAATATACCGAAGTAACTGGAGCAGATCTAACGGACGGAATCTTGACTGTCAATTTAGAAGTCGTCCTTCCAGAAGAGAAGCAGCCTCGTAAAATTTCAATCACGAAAAACGAGGAATTATTAAATGACCGCAATCGTACTAAAAAGCTTAAGTCTGCCTAAACTTTCTTTTAATTGGATCGTAGAAATATTTTCATCAATCGGCAAATCTATAACAGTTTCACGCCAGTGTGCAGCAAACGAAGTAATAGCAAAAGCCTTATTGCATGAATATCCAAATCATACTTATCATAGTCTCTTAGCAGAATTAAATCGCACAACAATTCAAGGGGCATACAATGATAAATAATCTTTGGAAGTATTTCTTTAAAAAGGCTGGTTGTTCAGCCGATTCAATTTGGGAAGTAGAACAGTTGCTCATGAAACAGGTAAATAGGATCAACTAATGTGGCCTTATACCGAAGAAGAAAATGAGCAATTAAGCTAATTAAAAAACAGGAGAATAGCGATGAAGGGTACCGAACGTCAATGTAAAAAATGTCAACATAGGTGCCATTGCTATTCTCCAGATTGTCCCGAATGCCACAATGACGTGTGTACTCAATGCCATTGTGATAAACCGAATATAAAAGATATACCTGATTCATTTGTAAAAGGGAACACATAAAATGAATATTGAACAATTACGTGAAGAGATCTCTATAGATGAAGGAGTAAAATATGAAATATACCTTGATCATCTCGGTCTCCCTACTTTTGGCATTGGTCATTTGGTTAGGGATGACGATCCTGAGTTTGGACAACCAGTTGGCACAGCTGTCAGCGAGGACAGAGTCAACGAGTGTTTCGATAAAGACGTTGAAATTGTTATCAACGACTGTAGACAATTATACGAAGACTTCGATGATTTGCCAGGCGAAGCCCAGCTCATTATAGCTAATATGATGTTTAATATGGGTCGACCACGCCTATCAAAATTTAAGGGTATGAAACGCGGTGTAGATGCTCGTGACTGGAATGCAGCGGCTGATGAGATGGTAGATTCAAAGTGGTACCGTCAGGTCACCAATAGAGCCGATCGTCTAGTACAAAGAATGAGGTCTATCGCATAAAAGAGTGTACAATCCATTGAAACTAGTGTATAATATATTATGTTATTGGAGGTTGTATGTCTTTTTATACCAATGTCGATCGTCACGGCAACAAAATACTTTATCGCGGATATAATCATCAAGGTGTTC